GCTAACATATTACGCTGCTTGAGTGGTTATGGTCATTGTCGTGCCGTCAGACAGGGTAATTTTGCGCCATTGAAAATCTTGATAGTCTTCAACATTGGCGACCTTGTAGCCCTCACTCCTGAGCTTCTTCATAAGGGCATTTGAATAGTCGATGATGCACCATGCAAGGATAACATCTTCCATTCCGTCGGTTTCAACCGAGCCAAGCGGGTTGACGTACTGCGACTCCGCGCCGGCGGTTGTTCTTGTCGTTGTAACGAGGTTGTATTTTGCTTTTGCCATAGCCATATCATTTAACGCCCATCTGTTTGGCGTAGTTGTCAATCTGTTCTCTTGTGAGCCATTCTGGTTTGCCGTCTGCCGGCATTGCATCCCATAGCTCGCGCATCTTATCTATCTGCTCTTGCTCGTCGCCAGCCCATAGATGTTTGGCCTTACGATTGCCGTTGCCAAGATAATACTTGCAGTCGCACAAAAGGCGACCTAATAGCATGTAGTCGTGTTTTCTTGCCATACTGATTAAGCGTTAAGGGATTTAACGAGTTCGTTGTTCTGATACATTCTGACGCTTACAATGCGCACACTGGGCGAGATGAAAGTGCCGCAGTCGTTGCACACCTTTTTAATCATGTTGATTGCTTTTTGAACGTTGCGCGTTGTCGTTTTCATCGTTTTAGCGAAGCCCATCACGATGTCTTCTGTATCGATTTCAAAACGATAGCGATTCTGTTTCAGTATGTCTGCCGAGTCGATTGCGATTTGGCCATTGTCTTTAAGTTTCATAACTTCTTACTTATTGGGGTTTGTTATTGATTACGATGCAAAGTTAATGCTTTTACTTTTATCCACCAAATATTTTAGCGAAAATATTAAAGTAAATACTTACTTTTAACTATTGTTAATAAAAGTGTTTGCTTTAACGCGCTGATTTTGCGCTGATAGCGTAAAACAATGCGCCACGCCTTTAACTCAGACGTGACGCATCCAGATATGACAACAATGGCAGATATTATGCTGATATAGGTTCTCGCGGAATATTTACAGGGGGTTGTGCCGGATTGTCTTCTTTGTTTGCGGAAGGCTGCTGACCCTGCTGTTGCTTCTGTGCGGAAGCCGCGAGGAGGCGAGCGATTTCTTCTTCTGGTGCATCGGTCAGCGACAACATGGTCACGGCGGTTTCCAACGAAATCAGACCGGCTTGATACAGGCTTGCGATGGACTGCCACTTCGCCTGCTTGTCATCGGCGAATGGTTCCGCAAATTCAAATTTGATTTTGAGTGACTCCAGAGCTTTTCTCTTATCGGGATGCTCGTATGCAAGTATGGCGATAACGATATTGCGGAAACGGCCCACAAGTTCATCGTAGATTTCTTTGCGGTTGTCGCGCTTGATGTAGCCAAGAATGAAAGCGTTGCGGATTGCCACACCGGAAAGCGTGCCGAAGCCACGCATGGCCTCGGTGTCAAAATCCGGGGTGTAGGTATCAAAAAGGATGCTCTTTGAAAGGTCGGATTTTTCCGCGTCGCGTGTCTGCGATGCCTGCGGTGGGTTGACGTACTCAAACCTTGACTTTTCGCCTGTAAGCTGAATGAGCTTTCCGGGCTTGTTGGGGTCGGTCATGGTCTGAATGACGTCGGCAGTGGCGGCGGCGATGGGGTCGGAAAAGTAATTGTTGGTGTCGCCGGTCTTACTGTCAAGCATCTCCTCGCGGTTGATGCGGGCTTCCGCGCCATCCCATGCCTTTGGCTGCTGAAAGTAGATGACGTTTATCTTGCCGGTGGGATTGGGATAGATTTCGATTTCCCATCCGATTTGCGCCTTACGGCAGTAAGCAAGGATTTTGGGTGTTTGGAAATCCCAGTGCTGAATACTGCGGCCATGTTCTTTCGTCACGTATCCGTATGCAAAGGCGGTCATGTTGCCGATGGTGTCGAACAGTGGGCGCAGGCGATAGCCTTTGGAACGCGCCAATACATTCAGCTTGACGCGACGCTCGCCTGTATCATCATCGCGGTAGATGTGCGCGATAAGGGCTGACTCGGTTTCCGCGCCGGCAAGTCGTTTCGCCTGACGGATGCGTGAATTGAAGTGCTGCTCTTCCAGAAAATCTGTGAATAGCGAAAAGGCTTCATCGTCGCCCTCTTCTTTCTTCCATTCAATAGGATTGCCGAGCAAGAAGAATAGCTCGATGTCGTTGATGTAGCGGGCGCGTGTGCGTGGCAACTTTTCCGTGATATAGGGGTCATCGCCTTTACGGAATTTGTTGGGGCGTTTCATCACGTCATGCGTCTGCGGATTATACTCCTTGATTGCTTGGTCAACTTCATCATCGCGGTTCTGGAGCATATCCAATGCGCGGCTGATGTCCTTATCCTGCAAAAGCTGATACAGGTCGCGGCTAACCCCGGACGCATTTAGCGTGAGGTTGCGGAAATAGGTTAAGATTTGCTGTAAGTAGTTATTCATATCTGGCGTTGTTAGAATATTCCTAAATCTGATTTCTTGACTTTCTTCGGCTTGAGAATCTTGCCGAGGATGCAGCCAAGCACGTAATACCGGGTCGCGTCGATGGAGTGGTTGTTGGCATCTTCCGGCATGTTGATGTAGTTGCCATCCTTGTCTTTTGCCCACACATAGTTGCGCAATTCTTCCTGCACGTTCAATGACCGCTTCGTGACAAAGATGTTGTCAAAGGATTTCATCTTTTCAATACCGGCAATGATGCTTCCGGCTGGCTTCGCCACAGGGTAGATGATTACACCACCCAGCCCGATTTCATCAATCAGTCGCGGGTCGGCACTGTCGGCGAAGACAAACGAGTCATCCTCGCTTAATTTCCTTATGAGGTCTTTGGAAAGTAGTCCGGTTTCAAAAATCTGCTCGTCGATGTATAGGTCATTACCTACTACGCCGCATTTTACACATGCGCTGACATCGTTGGAATATCCGAAGTCCAGACCGCGAGCCACATGCTTGCAGTTCTTTGGAAACTCGCTGACGATACCCCATTTCTTGAAGACCGCACCCTCGGCTACGTCTGCCCATCTACCCATGAAGATGTGGCCGTAGCGTTCCGGGTCGCGCTCTTTCATTTCTTGGGCTGACCTGATAAATTCTTCCGAAAGATTTTCCTTGTTGTCAAGATACGTCGTATGGATATGAAGCACTTGCGGATGTGTGGAAATCTGCACCGGCACTCCGTCAAAGTATTCTATCCTGTGCGTGTCCTTGATGTATTTCTGATAGATGAAGTGGTTGCTATCCGTAGGGTTCATAATGATGATAATCCTGTTCTGGATTCCAACCTGACGGATTGAAAAGGCGATTGTTTCAAATTCCCTATCGGAAGTCCACTCCTCGGCCTCGTCGCACACAAAGGTTGTGATGCCGTGGATGGATTTCAGCTTTGCGGTCTGATTGCCGGATGATGTTTTGATGCCACGGAACATAATACGGCTACCGGTCATCTTGTTTATGATGTCGGTTTTGGTCGTATGGAAGTACCGGGTCGTGCCGTCAAGCTCTATCTTTTCCAAAAATTCAGGTATAATGGAAATGTTCGCACTGGTCATAGTGTAGCGCGTATAGAGGATTTTATGCACAATCTTGTCCGATTCCGCTTTTGATAGACCTTTGCGTTTCAGTTCAAATGATAGGCGTTCCAAGAAACCGCCGATTCCGAATGATTTACCGGAGCCACGACCGCCCGTGACAAGGATGATGAAATGTTCCTTGTCAGTATAAAGGGGGTAATATATCTCATGGTTGATAATCATTCTTCTTTATCCCGTTTCTTTTGTTCCACTTCTTGACGAATCCAGCTATCAATGTCGATACCCTGTTCAATATCCTTTGGAATAGTGTCATCGGCGACTTCCGGCTGTATGGGATTCTCGCCATAGCCGTAGCGTCTTCCAAGCGTATTCAGATGGTAGCGTATCATCCAACTGTCAGGGTAGCGACTCCAGCCCTTAAATTCATCCTTTCCTTTTACGCCGCCCAACGCAAGTATGCGACTGGCGGTGTCTATCTGTTCCAGAAATTCAAGGTCGCGTTCCGCCATAATATCGACGAAAATAGGCTCTTGCGCTAACCACGATTGCAGCTTCGTCCAGCCGATTCCAAATTCTTTCATCAGCTGAGTGCGCTTTCCCTTGCACTTCGCCCAGACTTTTGCAAACATTGCCGGGGATGGCATTTCTGCGCCTCGCGCACGCGCACGCTCGCGTGCAGACGCTATCGTGTTGCGCAATTTTTCGCATTGTGAAATCGCCATTTCCAACTCGTATCGGCTAATGTTCAGTTCGTCAGCAATTTCCGTATTGTAAAAGCCCTCAAAAGCAAGCGCATCGACCTGCGACAAAAATTCCTCACTCTCGTAATCAAACGAGGGTGTGGCTTTGGGCTTGCGCGGTGTTTTGCTACTAATTCGCTTCTTCGGCATCGTCGTATTGGATTATATCAGACCCATGTAAACCGGGGAATAAACTTGTAGGCTATTAGCAATATTCCTAATCCTGATAAAGTCGGCTGCGCTGAAGTTTAATTCTCTGCTATGGTTGGCTATTTTGCAATGTAGGTATGCCGCTGATTTTTTAATATTGTCAATATAGCGATATAAGATTTTATCAATCAATGATACCCAGTTGGAATGACATCCACCAGCAAGCTCAACCTTGATTGACTGAGCTTGTCGGTAAATGTCATCTATGGATTTCTTGCGTAAAGTCATCATGTGAATTTCAGCCCGGATAGGGTGATTGCGTTGATACGTCGTTTCCAGCCCTTGATGAATTTCTTCTGGCTCGGCTTTCTGCGCACGATGCCATCCACGAAATTGATGCGGGCTTCGTAAATCTTCGTGAATAGTTCCGCTTCGTTGGCTGCGTTGACTGCGGCTATCGTCTTTGGGCCGACAATTCCGTCCTGTGTCACGCCGAGAAGCCTCTGCGGTATCTTGATGCCGTTCACGCCGCTTGCCCACACCCAATCGACGAGGTTGTTCGCAAGGGCTTGGCTTTTGATTTCATCGGCTTTCCATCTGTCCCAGAAAAGCGTCTTGAGTACGTCGCGCCAACGCTTGTATGTGATGTTACGCAGGCTGAACACCGTAGGTACGGGATAGCCTTTCCGCTTGCAGTACGCCTTGTAGGTCGCTATCGTGATACCGCACATGGTCGCGCCGCCGGCATCGTCGGGGTCATTTGCGAAGCCCGTCTTTTTCGCCTGCTCAAATATCTGTTCGGGAGGAAGTGAAAGATAGCGTTTGTTTACGCCGGCTTCAAAGTAAAGGATGAACGGGATGATTTCTTCAATCTTTGCCATATTCTTGTAGTGTTAGGGTTGGTTATTTACCGCCGCCAAGTGCGCCTCTGACACCGCTTGACTTTCCGCGTAGTGCAAGATGCGCGGAAAGTCATCCATCATCTTGTCGTAATCATTATACGACCTCACGCGCCCAAGGTCAATCTTCCTGTCAGCGTTGTAAGCCCGCATGACACCGGCAAGACTGCCCGGCAGCGTCATCGCCACGACATGAGAGGGTCTGCGCATACCGGGATTGGCCTGCGCCGTGCGTTGGAAAACAGGATTATATTGCGGGTCAAAGGTCATTTTGCCGTGAGCCTTTGCGCCGAATCTTCCGTACATGTTGTGAAGTGAACTGCGGCCATCCGAGAAAGCATAACAATCCAGTTTGCGACCACCATTAGCGACCGCAAACGGTATGATTTTTGCCATTGCGCCTCGTTTTCCGCTGGTGGAGAATACAGACACTACATCCCCATCGCGTTTTATCGCTACACCTGTCTTTCCGTCCGGAGTAAGAAAGCATCGCATCCGCTTGTATTCGCTTTTGCTATGCAGGTCAACCATCCAGCCGTTCCTGCCTTGCGATGCCTTGCCGCGTCTTATAGCCTTTGTAAAAGCCGACGCGGATACGCGGTACATCGGCTCTTCAAGGTGAGGTACGCCCTTTCCCTTGAGTGCCTTTGTGACTCTCGCGTTATAATCTGTCTTACGTGGCTTTTTAACTCGCTATCAGTCGTAAATACTTACATATTCGACATAATCCTCAATCGACTCGCCATTGCGCAGAAGTTCAAGGATAGTTCCGTCAGAAAGGTTGTCGTAAAACTCCTTTTTGGCATCGCGTCGTGCCTGTTCTTTATCCCAGCCATACTCATCGGCAAGAGCCATGAATTTATCGACCATCGCCTTGCGCGTGGCCATGATGTCTTCATCGCTGAATGTGCGGTACTTGGCCGCGATAACGTCTGCAAGCTGCGCGTAGTCATAATTCTCCGCGTCGTTGCTTTGCAGATATTTCTTCGCATCTTCCGTGGAGATGTTAAGGTTGACCTCCTGCCCGATGGCCTCGTCACTGATAACACGCTTGCCGTCGCCGGTCATGCGTGTCGCCAGTTCAGCCGCGAGCCTGTTGCGAAAATCCGCAACCTCCGCGTCGGTTATGCTGCTTAAAAATCGGTAGTTCATATCTCTGTTGTCAGTGTCTGTATAATATGCAAAGTTAAACAAAATTCTTTAATTGCGCAATACTAAATTAAAGAATAAAGTTAAATTTTTGCGTTAATCTTCATCATCGCCAAATTCCAATTTGTTTACAAATTCTTCGCCGTTGATGTACTTGGCCATAGGGTCGAAGCCGTAATCTTCCATGAAGCGGACTTTCTCGCTCGGTGTCTTGAAGCTGATGACTACATAGGACAACATGCCGCCGTCCTTGTTCACGTCGTTCTGACTTGCGATGCGGTCTTTGATTTTCTGCACTTCGTTGTGGCGGGCTATCTGGTTGGCCTCGCTATCCTGATAAAAATCCGCGCTGCGGTCGAGCTTGTGATTCTCGCCGCTTTCCTTTGTCATTTCATCGTGGATTGCAAGGTCTTCACGCTCGCCGACAACATCGCCCTTTGACCAGTCTTTGCTTTCCGTGGGTTCGCCCGGCGCGTCAGCATCGCCGCCATCCGTGGCATCTTCGCCATCGTCGCCGAACATGTCGCCCATATCATAGTCGCCGAAATCGCCAAGACCGAGGAGCTGCATATCGGTATCGTCGAAGCCGGCATTGGTATAGTCTATTCCTTGAAGAAGCTCGCGCAGCATATCATCGTCGTATGTACCCTGCACGGCTCGGTTGTTCATAAAGAGGTTCTGCTCTTTTTCCGTCTTATCGTCAAAGTCAACGACCTCAACACGAAATTCGTAATCATTATTGCCCGTTTCCGCATCATAGCGGTTGACCGCATCCATGATGCCGACTTTCTGATGACCTGATACAAGGTTGCCGGTGCGCTCGTTCCAGACCACACCGCCAAGCAAGCCGACAGTCTGCAAGTTTTTCTTGAGCTTCTTTCTTGCATCATCACTGATGACACGCGGATTGTAGGAAGCGAAGTTGATTTCGCTTCTTTTTACCGTGCGCTGCTCAGCCTGTTTAATCTTATTTTCTTTCATTTCTCTATTCGGCTTCTGATTCTCTTTCAATGCGCTTGATTATTTCTGCGACCTCCTTTTCCTGACCATGTGGCAGGATGCCGTTTTCATAATCAAAAATCAATTTCTCGCAGAATGGGAACTCGCGTATGGTTCGCTGATAATCGCGTGGGAAGCGTTGACGCAGGATAAGGAGCGAGCGCAAATCGACACCGAAGCCCTGACTTACATCTTTCGGATTGTAAACGAAAGGCTTGATAAGATTCCGCATCTCTATGTATTTCAAAACTTCTTTGTTAGTCCAGACCGCGAGCGGATAGACCATGCCTTTATCAGTGATATATGTGCCATTCCGTTTCTTGAATGTCAGAAGACGCATCCGTTTCATATAGCCATCTACGCCTTTCATCCCACTGAAAGCCCATTTTATGCCGGTTTCCTGACGCACCATCTCCTCAACTTCGCCTACCTTGCGAGGCTTAATATCGGGATTGCCATCACCCTCCTGAAAGAATCCGTATCGGTCATAGAAATCACGCTGATAGTGCTGAATCTGACGTATCTCAACATTCGGGTATTTCGTTATCGCCCAATGAAGATAGGGTTTCACGTGGTCAAGACCCGGTACAAGCCACATATAATAGCAAATGACCTTGTTGAAGATAGGCGAAAGCATATCAAGCAACGCGATGCCATCTTTTCCACCGGCTGAATAAAATAAAACGGCAGTATCCGTCTGTTGACGGATACCCCGGATTATTTGCATAGTTTCTTCGTACCTATTCATGCAAAAGTCGCGTTAGCCGGTTGTTCCACCAGCGGCGCGAATCTCTTTTGCAAAGGCCGCACGGAGGTCAGCGCGTCGCTGTTCACGATTTCCGAGCTGGCTACGACCAGCAACTACGCCCGCAGGGGTGCGACGGGCTACGAGTCGGCCACCGACACCGGCACCGTTCATGTTCCGACGGGGGCCATAGTTGTTATCAATTCTACGTTTAACTCACTTATAGTGTTAAAGGGTTAATGATTATTCGTTGATGTTGGCGGTTTCAAGAACCTTTCCGAGGGTGTACCATACCTGACAAACATAGTACACTTCGCCATTCTCTTCAAAGGTCAAATCATTGCCGTCTTCGTCGGTCAGTACGACAAATTCAGCCGATACGACCTCCACGGTCAGACGGGGCGCATCCTTGCGGCGACCATTGATAAGGGTGAGGGCATCGTAGTGAACCGGTGTTACAACCGTGATGGCTTCGCCGTTTTCATCAGTCTTGTCTTCTTCGATGACATACTTCTTGGCGTTATTGGGATACACGTTCCGATGCTCGACTTTCTGCTCGCCTTTCAGAATTGCCTGAAAGCACTTTTTGTCAATTTGTAGGGTTAACTTTTTCATTGATTTTGTTTGTAAGTGATTTTATTTGTAGCGGGTGTCGGACTCGAACCGACGACCTCCAGCAAGTTAAACTGGCGAGCTTCCAACTGCTCCAACCCGCGATGTTTTACGATGCTAAATTACTGTTATTTCCGCATCGCAAAACATTTCGGTGTCGTTCTCTTACGACCTATTACACAAAGTCGTAAATAGGTCTTTTTCCGTCAGTCATCCCAAACAGCGAGGGTTGTCAGACCGATGCCTTTGCACTTGATTCCCTTGTCGATAAATTCAAGCATCGCGGCAAATGCCTCTTCAAAGCTATTGTATTTAATCGTTCTCATGGTTCTGCTGCTTAATCGTTGGGGTGATGTTTGGCGATATACCGCGCCGTGGCTTTATTGACCTCGTTGTCAATTCGCCATTGCGGTGCGTTGGCTTCTTCGCCCTCGCCGATGATATTGTCGATGATGCCGGCAAGTTCATCCATCTGCGCCTCGGTCATCCATTCCGGTAGTTCCTGACTTGTTGCCATAGCTTTCGGATTTTATTTGTTGGGGATTGTGATTGTGTTTACACTGCCATCGCGGTGCGTGATTTCAACCGCCTCCAAATCTTTGCAGTCAGTTATGGGGCAAAGTGGCTCTTCGTAGTCAGCCGTCAAGAGATAGATTGCGCTAATGTCGTTGCTATCTTCTAATTCTATATTGCCGTAGCGACGGCCATTCTGGTCTTCATACACGCGATAGCTCCAGTCGTTAACGCCGATATATTTAAGTTTGAGTATCATTGCTTTTGTGGGTGTTAGGGCGGGCAAGCCATGCCATCTAATGACCGGCTCGCCCGTCGATGTTGTTTAGTATGCCATTTCGTTTTCGCGTTTCACTTGAGCAAGTGTGGTCTTGCCGTTGTTGAAATACATGTCGCGTTCAACGCGCAAGCCAAAGCGACCGCGCACGTTTTGAAGCTGCGATAGTGTGAAGTAGCCAAGCTCGCTATCCAAGCCCTCTACATAGCCAAAGAACATGTAGTCGCCGTTGGCCTGCTTTTCTGCTTCTGTGACGTACCATGTGAAGCCGCTACCCGGCAGAAAGAATTTTGCGATTACTACCGCATCGTTGCCTTTGCCATCCTGCGAATACATGGGATATTTTGCAAAGGTCTTTTCAAGTGCTTTTGTTATCAGTTTCATGCCTTTTACTTTTATTGGTGTTATTGATTACGATGCAAAGTTAAAGTAAATAATTTAATCCACCAAATAACAATATAAGTTTTTGCTTTGTCTTAACACTATTTAATATATTGAATACTTTAATTGTATTCCTCTTTTGTTAACTTTGCAAACAGTTTACTTTAACCCGAAAAATAGGAAATGGAGAACAGAATCAGAGAGCGCATCATTGAAGCCGGTGTGACGCAGAAAGACCTTGCGGAAAGACTGGGCATGACCACCGTAGGTCTTAATCAGCTTATCCGTGGCACGATGCCCAAAGTTGAAACCTTTGTGAAGATTGCCGAAGCCCTCGGTGTTCCGGCATGGAGTCTGCTCTTGTCAGATGAAGAGCTTGACGCTATCCGTGCCACCGCGCCGAATAAAGAAAGACCTGCGGACGAGTTCCTTTGCCCCAAATGCGGAGCGCAGCTTAAAGTTGTTCCCGTCGATGGAGAATAAGTTTGAAAAGGCACTGATGGATTACGGCAGTCAGATTTTGACCGTCATTTTCCAATACGCCTTATCCACTGAACGATACGAGGATTGCGCCGTCATTAAGGGACTTTTTGACAAGTATCATCTTGACCTTAATCAAAGCATGGAAGAATATCAGTCGTACTTCTGGCGACTGGGTATGTCGGGGCGCACCGCTATCGCCAATATGGATGCTTATCTTTCCGAGGCGTTAGCGATGGTAGGCTATCCGGCAGATGCTATCAAGATGCCGGCGTATTCCGCTATTTAGTCAGTAACAATGAGTTTATCTTCAAGAGTATTCAGAACCTCTTGGAAAATAAGGTCAACGTCGCGTCTGAAATCCGCATAAGCGTGATATTGCACGATAAGACCCGCGCAGTTGTCGGATATTGGGGTGCTTGTAGTCAAGCCGAACAATTCCGACACTTTTTTTCGTAATCCCATGCGCATCCTGTCGCCGGCGAGTGCTTTCGGCGAATAGAGATACAACACGACCATGAGAAATTTCTTGCGGTTGCGGACGCTTGTGGCTTCATCCGGGCATCCGCGACGTTGGAACACACGTTTGTATGCTTCGTAGATTGCTGGTAGTAGAGCAAGGTCATCAAGAATCGGCTCGCCCAATTCTTTCATTACATCGGAAAGCTCGCTCACTTTTTCTCGCAGCTTCTTCAACGCTGCTACCTTTCCAATGTTGATTTTTGCACTTTCGTTCATTTTGGCAGTAGGGTTAAAGGTTATTTACACCCTTTCTGCACAATTTTTCTCTTTTACAATACAAAGTTACGACTTTTTTCTGATAGTTTGCTATACGTGCGCGGAAAATAATGTGTAACGCGCACTTGAGCGGTAAATTGGCTGGTTGAAAATAACAACTCAACAGCCATGCCATATTTAGCATTTGACGTAGATGCGGATTACTCCGAACTGATACGTTTACAACAGGAAATCGCAAAGACCAAGACCCAAATTCAGAATTTTAGGCCGGGGCAGGCCGGCGCGTCGATTGATGCACTGAACAAGAAACTCGCCGAAAGCACGGCGCGTTATCGTCAGCTTGCACAGGCCGCAATGCGCAGTGGTGCGGAAATGGAATTTGGCATCAAGAAAAACCTCAGTGGAATATTTACCGAGGTCAACCGCATACAGGACTTACTGACGCGACCGATGATGGCCGTGGGCGGTCTTGCCGGCGTGTATGGTCTGGGTGAGTTCCTTACCAAAATCACAAGCATACGCGGTCAGTTCCAGCAGATGAACGCATCTATCGAAACGATGATTGGCAAGCGTAAGGACGAGAAGCTGAACGCCGAATTACAGGAGTTTGCCAAAATATCGCCGCTTGAATTTGCACCTACTGTTTCCACTGCACAGATGATGCTCGGCTTCGGCATCGACGCTGACAAAGTTCCGCGATACTTGCAGGCTATCGGCGATATTGCTATGGGCGATACCCGCCGCTTTCAGTCGCTTTCGCTTGCGTTTTCGCAGATGTCGGCAGCGGGCAAGCTGATGGGTCAGGACTTGATGCAGATGGTAAACGCAGGCTTCCAGCCATTGCAGGTCATATCCGAAAAGACCGGCAAATCTATCGGTGCGCTCAAGGAAGAAATGTCGCAGGGCAAGATTTCAGCCGAGATGGTTCAGCAGGCTTTTCTTGACGCAACAAGCGAGGGAGGCAAATACTACAAGATGTCGGAAACGGCATCGAAGACCATACCGGGTGCAATCGCCAAGCTGAATGACTCGATGGACTTGATGTTTAATGACATGGGTCAGAATATGGAGGGTGCGCTTGTGGGCGTTATTGACGCGGCTTCCACTATTGTTGACAATATCGGCAGAATCATTCCGGTACTCGCCACCGCTGCGGCGGCTTTCGGTGTTTACAAGACCTCCGTGATGCTTTCCAATTTCGCAGCCAAGCAATCCGTTATCGACGCTTCAAAGGGCATCGTGGATGGCTTCAATGCCGAACTTGCCAAGATACAGGAAATGCAGAACGCCAAGATGATGGAGGGTTACGACGATGACATACGCAAGGCTCTTGAGGAAGGGTCTATCGACCAGACGTATGCCGACTCAATCCAGCAGGGGCGTTTATGGCAGCAGGAACAGCAGCGCATCGCCGAGAATGAACGCCGTATCGCAGAAGAGGCGCAGAAGACCTATGAAACGCACCTCAAGGACATGCAGACCCAGCGCGAAGAAGCCGGGCGTGGCCTTGATGCCGACATCAACGACTCCAATGCCAACGGAATAATCACGAATGATACCGCTGAACGCTTGCAGAATGAGCGCGACTATGCACAGGCACTCGTTGA